TATGAAGACGTCTCGAACTACGACGTCTATGGGCTGACTAACTTCCAATACCTCTTCATATACGACAAGTTCCACGGAGAGATCAATTACGATGCTTCGATGATCAACATCATCGGCATCGACATTGAAACTGATTCTTCCGACGGTTTCCCCGACATTGAGAAGGCCGACAAGGAAGTTATAGCTATCACTCTCAGCCGCAAGGGCGAGAAGGTGGTCCTTGGTATGAAGGACTATACACCTTCGGACGAGAACGTTCACTACATCAAGTGCAAGGATGAGTGGAATCTTCTGAACAACTTTCTCAAGATCTGGCAGTCTGGCCGTTACCAACCTGACATCATCACCGGTTGGAACATTGAGTTCTTCGATATCCCCTATCTCGTTAACCGAATCAAAAAAGTTCTTGGCGATCACGAGGCCAAGAAGCTATCGCCTTGGGGATTCCTTGAGGAACGCACGATTGAGATTCGCGGGCGCGACAACCAGACGTTTACACCGGCTGGCATTAACGTTCTTGACTACCTCAATCTCTATAAGAAGTTCAAGTTTGAGACGCAGGAAAGCTACAAGCTTGACAACATCGCAGAGAAAGAGCTTGGCATCAAGAAGCTTGACTACTCTGAGTACGGTTCGCTTAACGATCTCTATGTCAAGAACCCGCAAAAGTTCTATGACTACAACGTCCACGACGTGACTCTGATCGACAAGCTTGAAGAGAATCTTGGGTTCATCGATCTTGTCATTGCCTTCGCTTACGATGCCAAGGTCAACTTCAGCGACACGATGACGACCGTTCGTTCCTGGGACGTGATCATTCACAACTACCTTCTTGATCGCGCCATCGTCATCCCTCAGTTCAAGAAGTCTTCAAACTACGAGTCTCTGATCGGCGGCTACGTCAAGGAGCCGAAGATCGGTATGAACAAGTGGGTTGTGTCTTTCGACTTGAACAGCCTATATCCCCACCTGATTATGCAATACAACATCAGCCCCGAGATGATGGGTAAGCGCGAGCCGTACTTCCCTTCAATCGAGTCTATCATTGACGGTTACGCTGTCATTGAAGGACCGGAAGCTGTTGCTGCTAACGGCGTGAAGTTCCGGAAAGACAAGCAAGGGTTCCTCGCTGCTCTGATGGAGAAGATGTACAACGATCGCGCCTTGTATAAGAAGAAGATGCTTGAGGCGAAGCAGAAGCTCGAAACGATCCCGAAGGAACAAACAGAACAGCGCCGACTGATTGGTAACGATATCGCCAGGTATCACAACCTTCAGCTGGCGAAGAAGATTCAGCTGAACAGTGCTTACGGCGCTCTTGGTAACGAATGGTTCAGGTGGTTCAGCTTTGATATGGCTGAGGCGATCACTATGTCAGGTCAGCTTTCTATTCGCTGGATTGAGCGGAAGATGAACGCCTATCTGAACAAGATCTTGAAGACGACTAACGTCGACTACGTGATTGCGTCTGACACCGACTCGATCTACGTCAATATGGAACCGATGGTAAAGACCCTCGGCGTTGACGACACTCAGAAGATCGTTGATGCGTTGGACAAGTTCTGTGAAGGTCCGATTCAAAAGATGATCAACAGTTCGTATGAAGAGCTTGCTTCTTATATGCACGCCTATCAGCAGAAGATGATTATGAAGCGAGAGACTATCGCTGACAAAGGCATCTGGCGCGGGAAGAAGATGTACATTCTGAACGCTCTGGACATCGAAGGAGTTCGCTACAAAGAGCCTCAGCTGAAGATTCAGGGCATTGAGGCTGTTCGATCCTCCACGCCGAAGTCCTGTAGGGCGAGCATCAAGGAGGCTTTGAAGCTGATTATGAACGGCGACGAAGCTTCCGTTCAGCGTTTCATCGCCGACTTCAAGATGCACTTTATGAGCCTTCCATTCGAGGACGTCGCTTTCCCGCGTGGAATGAAGGGTCTCAATAAGTATAAGGATCGTTCGACGATCTATATAGAGAGAACACCGATTCACGTGAAGGGCGCGTTGCTCTACAACGACCTGATTACACGCAAGGGTCTAACACGCAAGTACCAGCTGATCGGCGACGGCGACAAGATCAAGTTCGCTTATCTGAAGAAGCCGAACATCCTGAATGACACAGTGATCTCAGTTCTTGATAATCTCCCAGAAGAGCTTGGACTGCAGAAGTATATCGACTATGAGATGCAGTTTCAAAAGTGCTTCCTTGATCCCATCAAGTCGATCCTTGAGATCATCGGTTGGGACACCGAACAACGCAGCACACTTGAAAGCTTTTTCGGCTGATGGCTAAGTTCGATCAGGGCGGCGGCTGTCCTTGTGGTTTGTATCGCGAATGCGAGATCGGCTGCGAATATACCAATCTTCAAAAAGAAGGAACAATCGAAATGAACGAAGAACACGACTTTGGCTTCACGTTCGTCAACGAAGAGCAGTTCACCAGAATTGTAGCTGTTGTTGATGAAGAGAAGATCCGGAAGCTGCGCGCTATGATTATGCCACTCTTGCTCAACCTCAAGAAAAACCCCGACAAGGACATCATTCAATGGCCTGGTAAGGAGCGGATCAAGAGCGTTGACGCGTTCATCAAGAAGATGGACAAACTGATTGACGAATGAGCTGTTGTAGTTTACAATGGTTGAATATCACTTTATGGAGGACAATGTATGTCTCTGCGCGAACGACTGATTAAGAATAGCACTATCGATTTCACGGCAACTTTGGCCGACTCGAAGATCTTTGGCAAGAAGGATATGATTCCGACTCGCGTACCGATGATCAACGTTGCTCTGTCGGGTAGCATTGATGGCGGGTTGACGCCTGGCCTTACGGTTCTCGCCGCGCCATCAAAGCACTTCAAGACTGCTTTCAGCCTTCTGCTTGGCTCCGCTTTTCTGAAGGCAAATCCGGACGGTATGATTCTGTTCTACGACTCCGAATTCGGAACTCCGGAGTCTTACTTCACTTCTTTCGGCGTTCCTCTTGAATCGGTCATCCATACGCCGATTACCGACATTGAGCAGCTGAAGTTTGATGTGATGCATCAGCTGAACGAGATCAAGCGCAATGACAAGGTGATGATCATCATTGACTCGGTGGGCAATCTTGCTTCTAAGAAGGAAGTTGAAGATGCTATGAAGCAGAGCTCTGCGGCCGATATGACTCGCGCCAAGCAGCTGAAGTCTCTGTTCCGTATGGTCACACCTCACCTGACGCTCAAGGACATTCCTATGGTCGTCGTCAATCACATCTATATGACGCAAGAGATGTATGCCAAGCCTGTGGTGAGTGGCGGATGCCTCGCCGCTGGATCGAAGATTCGAATGTACGATGGCTCCACCAAGAATGTAGAAGACATCAAGGTTGGTGATATTGTATCCACTCTACAAGGCCCTAAGGCAGTAACAGACACTTGGGATCCGACGACTCTCGAGTTTGGGCATCCTGAATGTTATGAAATTGAAATGGACGACGGAACTAAGATCATCTGTTCAAATCATCATCCGTTCCTCGTGGGCGATCAATGGATCGATGCGGAAGATCTGGTTCCGGGAATGGAAATCGTTAAAGCGTAGAAAGTAATAAATACCAGTGCCTAACAAACAAAAAAGGTGCTGGTATGAAACACATAGTGTATATGATAGAACTTCATCGCGAAGATTTCCCGCGTTACTACATTGGGTCTAAAAGTAACTGTAGTGTCGTTGGGGGCGTAATCGTCGATAAAAGAGGTAAGGTCTACGCTGGATCCGCAAAAGACGCTTCTTTAAAAACAGCTATTGAATCCGGCTGTCCATACAGCTTGCACGTTCTCGGATCGTTTAATACTTACGAGAAAGCGCTGGAAAATGAGAAGCTCGCCCAGATACAAAACAACGTGGTTGCCTCGCCCCAATTCTTTAATAGATCATTGGCTTGTGAAAACACATACACAAATCCAGAGTATGCAACGTACAAGCACTCATTGACTGGTAAGGTCGCAAGACTTAGAAGAGATCACCCAGACGTTATTTCTAAGATTTGGGTCGGCGTGACCGCAGGAGTCGTGTTGGACGAAGAAAGTAGAAAAAAGAGAGGTAGACCTGGCAACGCAAATCATTTCTTTGGCAAAAAACACACAGCTGAATCTAAAGCTAAAAGCGGAAAGAAGATAAGCAATGCACTCAAGGGAAAACCAAAATCAGATGAACATCGCAGAAAACAATCAGAAGCAGCTAAAAGGAGATGGGAAAATGTACGTAAAGAGCGTGAGACCGGTGGGAGTGATGCCAGTCTATGATATCAGCGTGGCAGATGCTAAACATTACATTATGGAGAACGGCGCTGTAACCCATAACACAGGAATATACTACTCAGCCGACAACATCTGGATCATTGGTCGTCAACAGGACAAGGACGACAAGGAGCTGCTTGGCTATCACTTTGTCATCAACATTGAGAAGTCTCGTTACCTCAAGGAGAAGTCCAAGATCCCCATCACCGTCAGCTTCGACTCGGGTATCAACAAGTGGTCCGGTCTGCTTGATCTGGCTCTTGAAGGCAACTTCTTGACTAAGCCGAAGCAGGGTTGGTACGCTCGCGTTGATCAGGAGACTGGCGAGATTATGGGCAAGAACTATCGTGCTGGCGACATTGTTGACAACGGCGAATTTTGGAAGTCGATTTTTGAAGAGACCAACTTTGCCTCCTGGATCAAGAACCGCTATTCGCTGGGAACCGGCGAGATTATGAGAGAGGAGGAACCGGCCGATGAGTGAGATTGCGTCCGTAATCTACAGCACGGATGGCGTTCGTAAGGCCAGAGTCATTGTAGAGGCCAACAGATTTTTTGTTGACTTCTACAAGAATGAGGCGATGATAGACTCTAAGGAGTATACGGGACACAGCTTGAGCTACGTTGAGGATGTGGCCGAGAATTACGTCCTTGGTATACTTGACATCGAATCAAGCAAGATGGAGAATTGATGATCGAACAAACCATATTCGGCAATCTTGTTTTTCGTGAAGACTATGGGAGGAAGGTCATCCCCTTCCTCAAGAAGGAGTACTTTCAAGACGTCAACGACAAGATTCTGTTTGAGATTATCGAAAATTATGTGATGAAATACAATCGCTTCCCGACCAAGGAAGCGATGGCTATCGATCTTTCTGCTATGACTGGCGTCAATGATGAGCAGGTCAAGACGATTGCCAAGACCATAGAACAGCTTGACTATGACCCGAAGACTGAGTTGGATTGGATCGTTGATAAGACGGAGAAGTTCGTTCAGGAGCGATCTGTCTATAATGCGATTATGCAGTCAATTCAGATCCTAGACAACAAGGATAACAAGAACGGAAAGGGAGCGATCCCTCAGATCCTTTCTGATGCTCTCGCTATCAGCTTTGACACGAACATTGGCCACAACTTCCTTGATGATGCTGATTCTCGTTATGAGTTCTATCACCGCAAGGAAGAAAAGATCGCGTTCAACCTTGACTATATGAACAGGATCACGAAGGGCGGGTTGTCAAAGAAGACTCTCAATGTCTTGATGGCTTCGACCGGTGGCGGCAAGAGTTTGTTTATGTGCCATTGCGCGGCTGGTAATCTGCTTGATGGCAAGAACGTTCTGTACATCACTATGGAGATGGCAGAGGAGCGTATCGCCGAACGTATTGATGCGAACCTGATGAACGTCACTATGGACGAGCTCGGGGAGATGAACAAGGAGACTTACGATCGTAAGCTCGCGCGAGTCAAGAACAAAACGACTGGCAAGCTGATCATCAAGGAGTATCCGACTGCGTCTGCTGGTTCGGCCAACTTCAGGCATCTGATCAATGAGTTGAAGCTCAAGAAGAACTTCGTTCCTGACATCATCTACATTGATTACCTGAACATCTGCGCTTCTTCTCGTATGAAGTACGGCAGCAACGTCAACACATATATGTACGTGAAGGCGATTGCTGAAGAGCTTCGCGGTCTGGCTGTCGAGTTCAACGTTCCTATCGTTTCGGCCACTCAGACCAATCGCGAAGGCTTCAACAACTCTGACATTGATATGACCAACACTTCCGAGTCGATCGGTCTCCCAGCGACTTGCGACCTGATGCTTGGTCTGATTACGTCTGAGGAACTCGAAGGCCTGGGTCAGCTTATGGTGAAGCAGCTGAAGAATCGCTACAATGACCCGGCGATGTACCGTAGGTTTGTTGTTGGCATCGATCGGTCGAAGATGAAGCTGTTTGACGTTGAACAAGACGCTCAGGATGGAATTGTTGATGACCGACCGGTGATGGACAAGTCCGAATTCGGCGAGCGCGACAGCGACTTCTACAAGAAGAAGCCCAAGTTTAACAAGAAAGACTTTGAAGGATTTGCTTGATGATGAATTATACGATCAAGAAGAACGGCGACGCTTGGGAAGTTCACGAGACTCGAACGGAGCAGGTCGTGAAGGTCTGCTCTACAGTCTGCGAAGCTCAGGCGATCAAGACGCATTTGAATTGCGGAGGAGGCTTCGACTCTTGGACTCCTTCGTTCATTCTTGAAAAATAATTTGAAGTCATCTAGAAAAAGATGCTTGTTTCAACTAAATAGTAGTAAGAAGCAGCTTTATGTGAATCTAGACACAATGTGGCAAGCGTATCACGGAAAGGAATAGTCGGGGTCAAAGGTGGGGTTCCTCCTGACACTGCTGCTGGAATAGGGGTTGGGTCGAAAGGCTCAACCCCTTTTCGTTATAAATACAATAAAACTCGCGTCTCGCATCGAAGGTTAAATTATGGCTTCTATAACACCACCATCGAAATACCCAGAAGGCCACGTCGTGGTGTTGAAATCCAGCGCGAAAAGTTCGGTTGTACCGGGTTATACGCCGGGCAAGACCAAATTCACTGTTCTAAGAAGTCTTCCCCGAGCAGGCAAAATACACAAAACTTTGTCGGTTGGAGCTGGTTCTGGGAGTTTGTTGCTCGCTGATCCCGAAAACAAAATCATCAACTTCAAAGGTAATCCCAATAGCATTAACAGCCTGTTCAATCACGCGTCAAGAGGTGGTAAAGACGAGGCTGGATTCCTTTCAAAGAAACAACTAACGCCGAACAAGTTCAAGCTACACCAGGCAGAACAAACTGCCACCAGCATTTTCAACTCGGTCAAAAAACAACTGAACGAGATGAATCTTCCAGAAAGCGTGAAAGAAGTCTGCATCACCATTCTAGAAAATTCAAACAAAGGTCTTTCAAGATTCGATCCAAAGGTGGATAACATCTCGCCGCAAGATCTTGGTATCATAACGAGCGACTTTGGCGAAATCACCGGTTGTCTGTATATGCTAAGAAAGAACAGCGGAAAATACGCCAAAGCTAAGTTTCCGGAGAGCGAAAGCGAAAAGTTGGTTGACTACTATTTGTTAAATAAAAACGGAGAGTTGCAACCAATCTCGGCTAAATCCGGAGCGGGAGGCAAGCCTTCGATCACTTCGATCCTGCCTGTTCTAGAAGACCTGATCAAAAAGAAAAAGTTGGGTCCGAAATACAAACAAGCAGTTGAAGTGTTCAAGATTTTGGCTATGGAGAAAAACGAGTCAAACACTAAAATTTCTTCCTTGTACGAAGGTCCGCTGAGAGCAGCTCAATTTTTGAACACTCCGGGTTGGAACGCTTTGGTCAAAATTCTAAAAACCAAATCTCTAAACACTGGTTACGTTTCTGGGATACCAACACAAGAACAGCTTATGGCGGCAGTTGATAATGCCGGGTTCTACCCCGATTGTATGAAATACTTCAAGCCTCTAATGGACGCGACGAACACTAAAGAGAACGCCGAAACGACTGCAAGACTGCTGAACAATCCTCCTTCTCCGGAGACTAAGAAGTGGGGAATCCTACATTTTCCAATCACGTCGGAATTAGTTTCTTGGTTGAACAAAGACGAAAACAACGCCAAGGAGATGTTGACCAAGGCGGCGAACCTTTTAAACACGACGCAGATTTACCTTGATTCGACCAAGACAGAAGCTACATACACGGTCAAAGAATTTTCGTCCGCCACGTTTAAATTCGGTTCGCCTTCAAGCATTCCCAGACCAACAAATAATAGGATCGGATTTGAAATGATCAAATCCCCTCAAAAAAAGTAAAGAGGAAATTTGATGTTAACCTTCAAAAAGTTCGTTGTAGAATCCCTAGACGTTGAGAAGCTGAAACATCTTGAGCACGTGGAGGATCACATCATTCACGGCGGCGATGAGGGTGTGAGACACGCTGCAGACACGCTGGGGGATGTGCATTCCTTTTTGAATGGCAAGAAATCAAAGACGAAGATAACAACCAAATATGACGGAGCTCCATCCGTCGTGTTTGGCGTCAACCCGGAGAACGGACAGTTCTTTGTTGCGACCAAGTCCGCGTTCAACAAGAACCCAAAGATCAACTACACCGACGCAGACATCGAAGCCAATCACGGTCACGCGCCTGGTCTAGTCGAGAAGCTTAAGCTTGCCCTGAAGGAACTGCCGAAGGTTATGCCCAAGGATGGCGG